AACCCGTTGAATTTTGACGAGGACCTCGGACCATGGCCGCAAGCGCAACATTGCCGCTGACCAGTAATCCCAGCAGACCAGTGCTGCCCAGGGACATCAAGACCTCGCCCGACCCCGCCATCGCTGCAAAGTACACCGACCAAGCCGCTATCAGCATCGTAGTACAGGACTATGAGAGGGCAAGCGCGTGGCTCAATGACCGCCGTTGGCCCCTGCAATGGACCGAGAGCGACGTACTCTACCAATCGCCGCGGACCCTAAGCGTCTTCGAGGGGTCCACCGTCACGCGCTCGAACGTCTCACGCTTCACAGTGGCGAAACAAACGAACTCTCTGGCCCCGGCAATCACCGGGGCCGTTTTTTCGGACCCGACCCCGTTCCTGGTTCGCCCCCGGCCCAACACCCATCAGGACACGACGAGGGCATGGACGGAGCTTGTCTCCGAACTCCTCGACCAGATCAATTTCAAGCAAGAGTGTAGTTATGGCATCCAGGCGATGGTCAACTCCGGCACCGTCATCTTCAAAATCGGATGGGTGACGGAGACGACGGTGGAGACGCATTACCACAGGAAGAGCGCACCGCCGCAAGTACCCATGCCCTTTGGCAAGCCCCTGACCATCTACACCGAGGAGTCAGACGAGTTTGAGGCCGTGGACGTGGAAGTGACGCGCAACCGGCCCTTCTTCGAGAAGTGCAATATCGGTCAAGTGTTTGTAGACCCCAAGTGGTGCAACCCCAACCAACTCTGGAAGGCGAAGTGGATTGTCTATGAGGACTACCTGAACTATGACGACCTCACGAAGCTCCGCGAGAACCCCGACTACGACATCCCGCCCGACGACGTTCTCCGCCACATCTTCATGTCCGACGAGGAGCAGACCGAATCCGCGAACTCGCTTGAGCAAGCTATGGTGGCAAGCACCAACGTCCACCATGCCGCGATGCCGGACCAGGACTTCAGCGAGGACCCGCTACAGAAGCCGATGCAGGTCCTGGAGTGGTACGACAAGACCCAGGACCGTGTGGGGATAAAACAAAAATGCGTTATTCGCAACGGGAAACACAAACTACCGGACAAGCCGTTTCTGAGTGCGAACTATTGGGACATCGAGAACTCCGGCTATGGAATGGGTGTGGGTCGCATCTCCGGCGCGGACCAGCGCGTCGAGCAGGGGATGATGAACGCGATCCTCGATATCCTGGCCTTCGCCGTCCAACCTGAGTATGCAATCGCGCGGGGAGCGAATGTGCCGACTCAGGACCAGCGGCGAAGGCTGGGTGGCATCCGCATGGTGGACGGGGCCGACGCGACCAAGGCCGTCGCGCTTGTGCCGCAGCCGAACCCTCCGCCCGACGCATGGAGGGCCATACAAGCCGCCATCGGTTCGAGCGAAGGCGCGACCGGCGCAGACCAAGCAACTGTTCAAGGGGTCCTCCCAGGCCGGGGGAGCAGCGTGGGGCACTCCGGTACAGGCGCGGGGATGCTCCAGGCCGCTTCCTCGGGTCGTTTGCAATCGCCGGTCGAACGCTTCGTTGACGGGGTGTTCCTTCCCTTCCTCAACTTCCTCTGGCAGATGGTCAAAGAGCGGATGCCGATACAGGAAATTCGCGACATCCTGGGCGAGCGCACGGCTGACCTCGTGGTGGACTTTGGCGATTTCATGCGGACCAACGTCAAATTTGAAACCTTGGCAGGTACAAAACTCGCCGCCCGGAACCGCATGGCCCAGGCACTGCCATTTTTACTAGAAGTCTTTGGCAACCAGGCACTCGTCCAACAGATGAGCCAAGTCGGTTACAAGGTCAACGTCATGGAACTGGTGAAGATGGTCCTCGATATGAGCGAGTGGAAGAACCGGGCCGACCTCATTGTTCCGATGACCGACCAAGAGAAGCAAATGATGATGCAGCAGAACCCCGCCGCGATCAAAGCGCAATCGACCGCCGCCGAGCTACAGCAGAAACACCAGAACGACATGGACCTTGAAGACAAAAAAATCGCCGGTCGCATCGCGGCCAAGAGCATCGACACCACCCACCAGACCCTAGTGCAATCGCCGCTCGAACGCGCCGCCGCCTTTGCCGAGCGCACCGCCGACGAGCGCGGGATGCAAGCCAGCCAGTTCTACGCACCCACAGGAGGCGGATGATGGGCAAACCCCTTTGTGACACAACGATGACTCCTCGGAATCCACGCACGAATTGCGCGTGTTCGACCTACCCGGAAAATCTTGGCCCTTGTGATGATTTTTTGGAGGGAGGACGTTCGGACTACTGCGTCTATTGCGATCACCTTAAAGCATGTCACCCAGGAGGCGGATAAATGCCAGCGTCCGACCACTTCATGCCGATTCCCCCGCGCCACCGCCGCGCCCTTGAGCTTCTGATGGACCAGAAGAAGCACGACCCCTACGGGGCCATCGGGACCGGCGCACTCCGCGATGAAGACGACCCGTTCACGCTGGAGCAGATCGCGGGGCCGCTGTTGGAGCGTGGGCTTATCGAGGACCTGACCAATACCGACTTTGGCAGGGGCGCACGATACTTCATCCACATCACCCCGCTGGGTGAAATATGCCTGGCACTTGGTTACATGCTCCGCGACCCGCGCAGGACCAGCGAGGCGGAAATAAGGAAGTATCTCGCGTCAGACTCCGACGAGCAGACGAAGTTGGCCAACGTCCTACATCCCCCGGCACCGCCGACCGAGGCATTTGAAGCGATAGGACACCTTCAACGTCAAACGGAAGCTCTCACTGGAGCCGACCCACGAGTTTTAGCGGTTAAGAAACGCGGCGACTCGAACGAGGAGAAGGAGGCCATCGCATGACGAAGCTCCGCATCATCAACCGAGGCACCCGGTATGACGTATCGGGAAAACTGCGGAGCCTAGTCCGCGAGATTGAATGCGGCGAGATTGCCCCGCGTGACGTTGTAGTTATTACCCGCGAATTTTATGGACCGAACAAAAGTTGCAGAGTGGGCCTCCGGCACTACGGCACCGGAAGCACCGAGGACATCCACTGGATGCTATCGACCGCGAAAGGCAGGGTGGAACCGCAATGATCGAGGCCCGCACCGAGCGCAGGTTCGGCGTCACCGCAGGGCTAACCGCCCTGCAACGCCGCAACCTCTTCACCATTCGCAATAGCGACGGGTGGAGTGACGTGCTGGACGTGATGGAGATGTGTTGTATCGAAATGGAAACGAAGCTAATCAATACCGAGCCAGCCGCCGAAGCCGACGTGTTGGCCAATCACCGCATGGCCAAAGCAGCGTGGCAGATATTCACCCATCTGCAAGCCAAAATTGACGACGAAATTTCTTTCTACCTGTCTGGTGTTGCCACCAAGCCTCTGATACCGGCGATGACTCGCGAGGAGCAGGAAATAGAGAACATCCTGGACCCGACCAAGCCACCGCCCGAATACGAACACTGAACCCTAGAAAGGGAAAGACAATGCAACCCAAATGGTTGAACGACGGAGAGCCGGATGAAAACGGCGAGTATATAGCAGTGATTGAGAACACGGCGGGAGCGCGAATCTCCACCTTTAAGGGCAAGACGTACAAAGAAGTGGCGGACAAGCTGCTCGAATCCCAGGCGAACGCGAACCGCGAGATTAGCCGTCTGAGACGGCCTGACCAAGCGAGGGTCCCCCAACAACTCAAGACCGAACCGAAGACCCTGACGCCGACCGACAAACTTCGGTTGGCAACGGACATAACCGACCCCGACAAGATCGTGGACACCATCACGGAAATTGTGACGGCAGCGCAGGACGGCGTGACGCCGCGCCAGAACGTAAATAACGTGGCGACCATGACCAACGAGCAGCGCGATAACTACTATCGCTCCGAGGCCGAGGAATTTGTACGGGCCAACCCGGACTACTATCCGGTACAGCAGAACCAGCAAAAACTCTTTGCCGCGTTGGAGGCCAACAAATATGACCTCACGCGCAACAACCTCACCATCGTCTACCAAGCCCTGCAAGACCAGGGCGAGTTAATACCGTGGCCCACCAATGGCAACGGCAACGGTGAGCATGTAGGACCCGAACCAGCAAGACCCAACGGACGACCGGAGCCTAATTCTCCCTCTCCTAGACCACGGAGCGTTGCAACGGGGATTAGAAGTTCGGACGCATCGGCTTCACCACCCCCGCCGCCACCTCCCAAGCGACTAACACGCGCAGACGTTGAGCGTATGCCGAGGCGGGAGTACATGGACAGATTGGCCAATGACCCAGGCTTTCGGAAGGCGGTCGATGCTTTAGGCGCGTGACTCCAACCCGAAGAGGGGGATGGTCACATGCGAGACAATTCAAGGGCCGCAGAGCGCGGCAGACAGTTTTGCCGAAATGTAGTTATTCCGTTCATCGAGTTTGCCGCCGCAGTCGGCGGACAACTCTTCTTTTGGACGGGAGACGTGGCGCGTTATCGCGTCCACGGTGCGTTGGCCGTTGGGGTTTCACCAGCGTCTAACTTGACCACCAACCTACCGCAGTCGGTCGTCACCAGTTTTGACAAGGTTTTCATCGAGAACCTTAAAGCTGAGACGCCCTGGGTCCGCTGCACGTCTCGCCGCACACTGGACGAGAACGCAGGTAACAAACTTGCGCTCTTTATGTATCAAAACCTTCCGGCCCCGCCGCTGACCCAGGCACCGGAAGGCACGATACAGACCGGCCTCACGGTTTCGGTCGTGCAGAACACAAGCACAATCGGCAACTATGCAGACTACGCGAACATCTCGACCTATGCCCTGCAAACCGCCATCGACCCCGCGCTTGAAGCGTTGGGAGTGCAGATGGCCTACCGCATGGCCCAGGTCATCAACCTTATCGTCCAGAACACGGCGGACGGCGCAGCAGTCGTAGACCCATCGGTCATCCACGTTCCCATCGACTCGACCGGCCTCATCGCGCAGGACATCACTTCGATGGTGCAATCGTTGTCTGCGGTCAATGCCCTGCCCTTTGAAAACGGCCGCTTCACCGGAGTCATCCACCCGTTGATCGTGGGCGACATCCTCATCTCCACGCAGCCGAACGGCATCACCGACGTTCTGAAGAGGACGGCGGAGGGCCAGGAGAAGTTGCGGGAGCTACCGGCACCGGACGGCGACGAAGTAACCGTGATTGATTGGGGCGGAGCGCGTTTCCATCAATCCACCCTTGTCACGCAGACCGGCACCGCGCCCACCAAACTCCGCACCTATGTTGTCGGAAAAGACGCCGTAATCGGCATCTCGTTCGGCGCGAAGGAAAACACGCAGATTGGCGACGGCGATTGGCGCAACCTGCAAGTGTGGGTGCGGCGATTGACCGAGCCGAGCGGGTATGACCCGTCCAGGATGATTGGAGGTTTCGCTTCGTACAACACGATGTACACCGCGACCCTTCCACCCGACCCGGTAATGCGTCTCCGCTACTCCGACGCGGCCTCGGCCATCACCTAGAAAGCTGGAGGAGTCGCGCTCAAACCGCGACGAGGGGAGAGGGTCCAGGCGAAACTCTCCCCACTCCAATAACTACACACACGCGAAGGAGTTTTTATGGCGCAAGAACGTCTCGATAAAGCAAAGATCACCAATGAACTTGAAGAACTGCAACTGGAGGAGGCGCAGGAGCGCGTCAACCAGATGCGACAGCGGAAAGAAAGCAGCCGCCGCCGCTTGGCCTCACGCGAAAGCGACCTCAAAAGAGGCCGAGACATGGACAAGGCCCGACAAGCGAACTGTTGGCACAAAAAGGGTGGCAAGGGTGTGGAGATGCTGTCACGCGGCAACGACCATAACTACGCGGTCGTCAAGCACCAGCTTTGCCACGGTCCCATCATCATCATCTGTCAACGGTGTTGGCACGTAGCCGAACCGCCCGACACCGCGCTCAACCAGCGCAGGGCCACCGCCGAGCAGAAGGCCGAGTACAAGAGGCTTTATGAAGAGTACCAGTGGTGGCTCAACCTTCCGACCGACAACGTGATGAGCGGCACCCAGCTTTTCGTCGTCAACCGCGACGAAAGCGCAGCCTGACGACCATGCCGAAGCCTAAACCGAAGCCCCGACCCGCGAACCCATCGCAGAAAGATGAGTCCACCATGACCACCAAGCAGCGAACCACATACCCAGCCCATGTCCCGCAGGACGGCAGTACGGGGCAGGACGAAGTAGTCAACCAAGCAGCCGACGAAGTACCCACCGAACAGCGCGGAGCGGGCACCGGAGAAGAGGCCGTCATCACCCGCGAACGCAATTACGACGAGACGGTCCCCGGCGCGTTCCCCGCCGTTGTGTCTCCGACCAGGGAGCAGAAGGCCATGATGCAGGAACAGCAGAAGCAGAGGGAGAAGGAACAGGCCGAAACGCTCCCGATATACGAAGAGAAGCCCAGGGACCCGCTGAACCCGTAATCGGAGGCATACCGTGGGGAACTCCAACGTAAGGATTCAAGAAATCGTGGACGAGGTTGCCGTCATTGGCGACCTCACCCCGGTCCTGAAGAACACCGGAGGCTACGCGAACCAACCCGCGCTCACCATCGCTAACACGGTGATGCAGGAGCTTATCAGTGTGCGTTTTCCGTGGAAGTGGAACCGCATGAAGATACCGCCCTACACCCTGACCCCGATTCAGCAGGACTACGCATCGCTCAACATCTATGACCTTGGGTGGCTTGAAAACGGTGTCCGCATCGACATCAACAACACGCAGGTCCCGCCGCCGTCTTGGAAGATCACCGCCGTCCGCGACCTGGAGATTGACAACTCCATCGGCGGGTTTCCGGGCCAGTTTTGCTGGTTCTATAACCATCTGCTTGAGTACGCGCAGTGGCCGGGACCGGGCAAAATCTACAGCAATCCCATCGGCCAGAACGCCGTCAACAACAACCCGCCGACGAACATCTATGACGCCGACTGGAACATTCTGGTACTGACGAAGTTCGGTGTGACCGGCCTAGTCCCTCCGGTCGCGCCGCCCCCGCCGCCCGATGCACCGGACAACTACCCTGTGGGTGTAGTTATTCAGGACGGCACTTGCCAGTGGACGGTGGCAGACCCGAACGCCCAGGGCTTCCGCTTCACGCCGCGACCGCCCTATGGCGGAAACGTGTGGCTGATTCGCACCTTCGCGCAGATGAAGGCACCGCCGCGCTTCGTGGAACTCTCCGAGTTTATCGAACCGATTCCAGACGAGTATTCCAAATGGTTCGTTGACGGCTTTATCGCCTACGCCCACCGCTACTCCTCGAACCCCGCCGTCCTCAACCGCTTCGAGCCGATGCGCCGAGTGTGGCTTGACGCCGTAGCAGCCGCCGCTCGACAGGGCGACCGCGAGGACGAATCCAAGGGCTTCTATCCCGACACCGGGGTCATGTCACCCAACTACGTGCAAGACCAAGGGCCGTATCCCTACCGATGGGGATGGGGTTGGAGGTAGACGATGCCAGCGACCCGGAACCTGCAATCGAGCATCTTGTTCACGTTGCCCTTCATCGGGTATCAACCGGCGAACATCTCGAACGGGCAACCCGCGCTCGATGCGGCCAACCTCATCAAGCAAACCATGATGGGACCGCCGTTCAAATGGCCGTGGAACCGCATCGCGTTCACCGTGCCGATTCCGACGACCGACTACAACGGCGACCCCATCGACCCGGTGCAGGACTATTGGTTCGATACGACCGACTTTGGGTTTCTTGAGCAGGTCTGGCTTATCGACGCCCTTGGCAACGTGAAAGAAGTTGCGATCAAAAGCACCCTTGCCGCCGAAAGTGCCACCCAGCGACCGCAGAGTGTTGCCGTGGAGAGCCAGGACAACGACGGCATCGTTCTCCGGCTCAACAGCATCCCCGACCAAGCCTATCTCCTGAGTGGCTTTTATCAGCAAGCCCCGAACCCGATGACCTCTCTGGCCGCTAGTTGGGGACCGATACCCGACAACCTCAGCTACATCTACGATTGGGGCTTTTTGGCGATGATGGCGATGATAACCAAAGACGCTCGACAGGCCCAGTTTGCGCAGAAATTCGTCTCGCACCTGTTAGGGGCGCAGGACGGCCTCACAGCGACCCAGCGCAACATCTTCATCGGTGAGTGGCTTGCCCTGACCAGCGAGGCAGGACGCAGCCAGTTGAGTACCCAACAAGGCGTCCAGGCGAGAGGGGCAAGCTAATGGCCGACCTTCTCCAAATTGCGGGAGCGCAGAGCGCACCAAGCGACTTTGCGCCGTTGCACATCAACCGCATGGTGACGGGCTACTGGACCAACACCAACCCGCTCCGCGATGCCGCGACCAGCATGTTCATTGAGAAGTTTTACGGTGGACGGCAGGACCGCATCGCAGCCGGAGTCAATGTCGAACTCAGCACCAGACTCACCCTCCGCCGCCGCCCCGGTACGAGCGTCTACAACCAAAATACGTTTCCGGGTGGAATCACGCGCTTTTACGGCTGGAACACCTTCACGCTTACACAGGAAGCCGTTCGCGTGATGGCCGACACGAGCGCATATGTCTATGACGTGACCGGGTTGAACGGCAAAACGATGATCTGGTCGAAGGCCGTTGGTTCAGGGCCGACCTTTTTTCTCGGTGTG